GTCTTCCCCGGCCAGAGCAGGATTTCGGTTCCGTCCGACAGCGTGACGCCGCTGGCCGGGCCGGAATAGCGGTATGCTTTCATCACTCGCTTTCCTCATAGTTCACTTCGGTTAACAGCGGGCCGGACGGTAAATCGCTGTCTTCGATAAAGACGCTTTCAGTCGCGAAGTCGAGGGCGTATTGCCACAGCCCCCTGACTTCACCGATAAACACCTCGCGGGTCAGCCAGATACGACGGCGGCAGCCGGGCGGGGTGTAGCCACCGAGAATGCGGCGGACAGCATCCAGGACATTAATCGCCCCTTTTTTACCGTTGAGCTGGCGGAAGACCACCGTGACGCAGAGCTGGATAGTCTGAGGCTGGATCACCGCACCGGTATCATCCGGCCTGTCAAAGCGCGAACCGGCATAGCTCAGCAGCAACGCGCCAACCGGATGGTTCAGGCGATATTCAGCCGGTTTCTCCGGGAAGTACTCCACCTGCAGTTGCGGCAGCTTCTCGCGTAACCGGGCCAGTACCGCATCAAGGACGGGCAGAACGTTCATCAGTATTTCTCCAGTAAACCGTCACGACCGCCGAAAGTGGCCGGGCGACTGCGTACACGAAACTCTCCTGGCTCAGGCACATCTTTCTGAGTGGACGGCAGCCCCAGCGTGAGCCTGTTATCACGTAACTCCCTGAGTTGCCGCAGCGCTTCTTTGTGGTCATCCTTCACCGTATCCGGGAGGTCACCTTCCGGGCGGCGGGCGTAGAGCCGGTAACGGACCAGCGTGATGGCAATGTCCCGCAGAACGGTCGGTATCTCCGCCAGCGGCAGGATATAGCGTCCGCGCAGATGGGCATCAATCAGCTCGTCGGCATAGCGGATACAGCTGTTCACCACACGGGTATTCACTGTTGCAGGCGAGTCGAAGTCCATATCTTCACTGGTGAGCTCGATCAGCGTTCGTTCCGGCACCTGCGCAAGCAAATCCTCCAGGGTGCAGTACATCTCACACCCCGCGCAGGATACGGATGATGTCGCCTTCGGCCTTTGCCTCATCCAGTGCAATGCCACAGGATTTACCACTGTCAGCCTGAGGAACAGCCCTTGATTTGGCATCAGACTGTACCAGTGCCCCTCTGGAAACTGCCGCTCCCGTTTCAACTGCAAGGATCCCGGTCACACTCACCGGGGTCAGATCACCTGCACGGGCATCCACCTGGGCGACACCGACGGCAACGGCACCCTGCTTACATGCGCCGTTATCTGCTCCCACAAACCTCTGCTGAGTAAGTGCAGTACTGGCTGTGACTGTCATGGTCAGAGTGACCTGCTGTGTAGTCATAGACTTCTCCTTACTTCACTATATTTGTAACGAGATAACCGGCATCCCCGCCCACGACCGCCACCTTATAGATGTCGGTATAACGGCAGTACTTCACCTTTCCGCCCACTCCATCGTATTTATCTGCCACCGGCATCCCCTTACGTCGCAGGGTATACCCGAACGATGGTTCATTTTCGTCGGCACTTTCGGCACCTTCTCGCGGTGGAGTGACATAGAAGAGCATGAGATTATCTCCCCAGATGTCCACCGGATATTTGTTCCGGTTGCCTGCATCAGTCATGGATGCCATGGAAACAGGCTCACCCACAATGACCTTGTCCAGACCAAAAAGCTCCCTGAGGATTTGCGGGGTGATCCGTTTTCTCTCATTAAGTCCCAGAGCAGTGGTGATGGCTGGATGATATCTCAGCAGGGGCATCACACTGGCTCCCATGACCATCAGATTGGGTCTGACCCCGATCTTACTTCGCACAGCTTCAATGCCTCCCTCAATGACCTCAACAGGATCACCATGGCCTCCTTCCCAGCGTTCAACAGACGTCATCGTCTTTACCGAAGATGCCGGGTACACTTTTTTGTCCTGCGCAAGACGGGCAGCAATAAGCTCACGGCGAAGATGAATGCCATTTGTCACCCGCCGGATTGCCTTGGCCTCTTCGTTGAACATTGACTCCGTCTGTTCACTGTAGTCCACAGGTGCAGCAAGATCGTGCTCATGCAACACCAGATCCAGCGTACTGCTCTTTTCCCTGATCAGAACATTACTGTCTGCCCCCACAGCACGGACGGTATCAACTTCCACAAACGCTGATCTCCCGAAAACGGGGACCGTTACCGCTTCTCTGTCCGTATACACAACCGGAAATATATGTTCTCCGATGAAGGCTGCATTCCTGTAGCCACGCGCGATGCTGGTCATAACAGGATCAACAACGCGTTTACTTTTTAAGTAATCAGACATGCTTTCTCCTTACAGGCAGCGTGTGACAGCAGCCTCATAGCTGATGCCTTCTTTTTTCGACAGTTCCACAGCCTTCTGGTGCAGTGCCAGACGGTCAGGGTCGGCTTCTGCAAACTCCGTCACATCCACTTTCACCGTGTCGCCGACACGCTCCTTCGTGGCCTGTTCGGCGAAGTTCATCACCGGCTCCCCGTCGGAGAGCAGCGAACGGAAGGCGGTGGCCAGCGGTGTGCGGCTTTCCCCCTCAGCAAACTCCACCGGCTTGTCGCCACCGGCGACGGCATCCAGCAGGGCAACCACCACGGAGGAGGCGCGGGGAGCCAGACGGCCCTCTGCGACCAGTTTTTCTGCAAAGGCCACATTGTCCTTATGCAGTTGCTCCTGTCTGACCTGTGCATCACGCGCATCGCGATCAGCAGCCTGCTGCTTCAGGCGGCGGTTCTCCGCCTGAAGGGCTTCAATCTCTTCTTTTGTCATCGATGATTCCTCGTTACTTGCGGAAGACGGCACCTGGCCTGTCTCACTGAATTGCGCACCTGCTGCATCCTGCGACGGTGTGTCGCGGTACGCCTCTTCGCGCAGACTGTTGAGCTGCCATTCCGGCAGAACTTTTTCTGCTTCGTCCAGACTGAAGCGGGCGATCAGAACATCGCGCAGCTTTCCCCACAGTGAGGCATTCGTGATGGCCTGCCAGTCGGCGAACTCCACCACACCTTCTTCCTGCTCACTGAAGGACACCTGTTTCAGCCCTTTGACGGAAGGTGGCTGTGCCCCGAGAAAGCCCACATGGCGCAGGTAGAGCACGCCGGGCTTCGGATTGGACGGTGAATCCGGGAGGTAGAAAGAGGCAGACACTTTTTTGAATCGTCCGTCGGTGACCATCTCAGCAAACTGCGGGTCCAGCTGGGCAGGCTCTGCCATCAGATCGACGCCGCTGAGCGACAGGGCTTTCACCCAGCCCCACGCCGGGTCTTCCGTTCTGGGATGACCAATCACGAGTGGTGCTTCATGGACGGACGGGTCATAGGCTTTCACGCAGGCGGCAAGATCGTCTGGCGTGAACGGCAGTTTTTTGCCGTGCATATCGGTATGAGTACCGGCTTTAAAAATGTGAATGGCTGACATTTTGCTGTCCCGCGTTATGTTGTCGGAGACAGTTTGTGAGAAATGCGGGCCCGGCGATTTTAATCTGCTTTAGAAAACATCAGGGGAGAAGGACAGGGAAAGCAATGTGGTGAACCGGAGGCAGTTATAAAACAGAGGCTGTAAAGCCTTTATAAAGGTAATACAGCCCCTCATTCGCTGGCAATGATAAATCACCCGCCTGAAGAGAGAAAACTCAGCGACGGGCCGCTCCTTCAAGATGGCGGACAATGGTATCGAGGATGGGGACTACCACTTCAGGCTGTAGCTCTCCATCCTCCGTCACCGGCAGGAACGGGCGGGCCGGAAGTTCAACAGACTCATTACGCCCCGTTTTACCCCCGAACTGGTGAATGGCACCGTAAACAACGTTGGTCCCCACAACAGCCTGCCGGTCGTCATGCTCGGTTGATACTGACCCCATCAGACGCCCGGTATCCTGCAGTGTCTGTCCGTCACGTTCTTCCGCTGCCAGCGAGGGCATCCACCCCGGACGCCCCTCATCAAGAAAGTTAAACTGTGTTTCCGCCAGCAGGGTTCCGGCGATTTTGCGCATCGCGGGCTCCATGTCTGTGGCAGCCAGATCCAGCGCACGGAGGCTCCGGCGCAGGGATTTATCATTAATGGTGA